GGGGCCGCCAGGATCGAGCCTCCGATGCCGGCAATGCCGCCGATCATGGCGTTACGCTGCGCCACCTCCTGATTGTATTGGTTCTGCAGGTCGGTCTGGCGCCGGCCCTCAAGCCCCGTCACGTCGACGTTGCCGACGTTGATGCCCTGGTAGCCGGCCGCGCCCGGCGACTGCGCCGCGCCGCCCATGCCGGAGAGACCCATCTGTCCGAGCCGGCCGTAAAGGTCGCCCTGTAGCCCGAGGCCCTGATTGCGGACGTTGGCGATGGCCTGATCCTGCCCGAACGCCTGCCCCGCGCGCTGCATGCCGAGCCCCATGAGCCCGGTTGCTTCGTTGAACCCCTGCTGGCGCCCCTGCAGGCCCTGGTTGAACATCTGCCCCTGCAGGCCGGTGACGAGGTTGTTCCTGGCCTCGTTCTGCTGCAGCGCGAGGTCGTTCGACGCCGTGCGGTAGGCTTCTGACGTCGGGTCGAGGCCCTGGTTGCGCAAGCGGTTTTCCATCGCCGCGCGCTGGCGCTCCATCCGCGGCTCAAGGTTCGCGCTCGCGTACTCGTAGGCGCGATCAAATGCGCCGTTGCTGTCCTGGCCTGGCCCCGCAAACTCGCTTCGCAGCCGGCCGGCGCCCTGTTGCGCCAAGCCCTCGGGATCGTTCAGCGTGCGCGCCAGCGTGCCGGGTGTCTGCCCAGCGACGCCCGCGAGCCCTCCGGCGGCCTGCCCCCAAGTGTCGCGGCCCTGGTTGCGCATCGCCATCTCGTCGGCGTTCAAGCTCGTCGTCTGCGCGCCCGTCGTCGGGTCGTACGTGACGCTGCCGTAAGGGCCATATTGATTGATGCGGTTGTAGCGCGCCTGATCCGCCGCGTTCTGTTGGTTCTGCTGGTTCTGCGCTGCCTGCACCCGCCCGACGTCGAGCGGCGCCGGAGCCTTCGGCGCCTTCATTAATGAGCCCATTTTATCCACCTGCAGTTGGGGGCCGTCAGGCCGAAGCACAGCGCGTCGTCGCCGGGGCCGTAGTAGTCACGCGCGGTGCCTTCGAACTTGAACCCGTATTTTGGCGCGGCCCGCTTTACGGCCTTGTTCCGCTTGCTGGTGCGCACTTCCAGGCGCCAGAGCCGCAGCTGTCCGAAAGCGAACCGGAACATCGCCTTGACCGTGTCCGGCGTGACCGTGCCGTAGACGTGGAGCTCCGCCGTCGTGTCAGATCGGCCCGTGAGGACGAACACGCCGCGCAACTGGCCGTCATTGTCCGCGATGCCGAGCAGCGCGCGCGGGCGATGCGGCACAGCAAGCCCGAAGGCGTGACGCAACCAGTCCTCGATCGCCTCGTCGCCCGTCACGAGGATCACAAGTGCGCTCCCGGCTCGGCCAGGATCACGAAGCCCTGCAACCTCATGATCTCGTCGCTGGTGCCGCCGGAGCCCCAGAGCGACGAGCCCCAGGTCGAGAACCCCCAGCCCGACGACCCGCTGTCGACGCCGGTCTGCGCCTGGAATTTGATGCTGCCAAAGGTGCCGATGGCCGCGATGTTGGCCCAGTCGTTGATCTCGGTCTGCTCGGCCCCGAACGTCGCGCTGTCCCAGACCGAGGAGTCCCACGTGGCCCCCGATGGCGCGACGGCCGCGGCCAATGTCGAGAGCGCCGACGTTTCGACGAAATCCACGCTAACGCCGAGGGCTGGCCGATTGGTCCCCGTCGCCGTGATCAACGGCTTCATCATCGTGAACCGCTTGACCGTCGCTCGGCCCATGGCCGAGTACGCGGTCTGTCCTATGGCGGTGATGGGGTCTTCGAGGTCGGCCCGCCCGGTATCAGCCCGGTAGACGTCGCCGTCGTTGCCGGCGAAATAGAGATTGTCCCCGAACACCGCCCAGCAATTCGCAGCGTGACCGTCGAACTCGCACCACGCCTTGGTGAGTGTGTTCATTACGTATTGCTTGGCGGTCGCGTTCTCCGACGTCGGCACATTGACGATCAGCCGGGTTCCGCGCGGATAGACCTCGCACTCCCAGCCGAACAGCGACCCATAGGATTGCGCCGCTGAGTTGAACGCATTCGAGATGCGTTCGGAGACCGCCACCCGCTTCGCCTGGCTCTCGTCGACCGACAAGAGGCTTGAGAGCGGGAACAGCCCCTCGACGGTGAGCAGCAGCACGTCGCCGCCGTAGCGACGCCAGCACCTGCGCCCGATCGGCTGCGGCACGTCGAACACGCCGACCAGCGCCCAGGTGTCGGCCGAGGCCGGGTCGGTGCCGGCGTAGACCGCGAGTTGTCCGCGGCTTGAGATCGCGACGAGGTAATCGTCAGAACCCGAGCCGCCGTCACGCGTCCACGAGGCGATGGCGAGCAGGTGTCCGCCGCGCGTGAACAGCGACCCGAACTGGAACTCGGTCGCCGCGCCCGCGATGGCGTCGGTCGCGAGATAGACGCCCTTCGTCGAGTCCTTCATCGTGAACCAGAGCCGGCGCTTGTGGCTCGTGACGTGGATCGCGTCGGCCGCCGTGATGCCGGTGATGGTCGGCGCCGCCCAGCTCGTGCCGTTGTAGTGCAGCGGCGCGTCCGTGCCGTTGACGAGGAAGAGAAACGCGCCGGCACTTGTCGTGTGATTGCACCACTGCCAGCGGTCCTCGGCGCCGCCGTTGTAATAGGCGGGCGTTGCCGATTGCTGCGCGGTAACGTCCCAGATGGCGCCGCCGGCAGCTGCGAACATCTTTCCCGACGCCGGCCCTTGCCAAACCGCAAGCGTCTCGACCAGGGGCTCGTCGATCTTGTAGACGGTGATCGTCCCCGAGCCGCCCGACGTGATGTTGACCGCAGCACCGCCCGCCGTGAGCGCCAGCTTGAACGTGTTCGTCGCCGAGTCGCGGACGAAGTAGCCCAACGTCTGCGACAGCCCTCCCGGCATCGTCGTCGAGGCGTAGATTTTGACCTCGGTCCCGTTGGCGAGCCCGTGCGCATTGCTCGTTAGCGTGTCGGTGCCGGTGTCGATCGACGAGACCGTTTTGGGCGACGATCCAATGTCAAACGAATGGATACGATAGCCGCGCCGGACCTCGACGAAGCCGGGCTGCGGGAACCAGTTTTTGAGCTGCACCGCGCGGCCCTCGGGCATCGACGCGAGCGCCGACGAGGCGTCCCAGCCCTCGACTGGGGCCGTGAGCGCCTTCGAGATGACCGTTTGGCGGCGTTGGGGGTTGCGGCGGGCCGGCTGGCGCAGCGCGAGCATCAGGTCAAATTCCAGCTGCCGTCAGGGGCCTGAGGCGCGAACGGTCGGCGCCGATCGGGGCTGCCGCCCATGTAGAGCGTGCGCGCGCCACCGTCGCGGCCCATCAGCTGCGCGACGTGGAGCTCGTATTGCTGGAATGTCTCGGCGTAGTCGAGGCCGCGACTCCGAAGATACCGCCAAGCGATGCCGAGCCGCATCGCTTCCTCGTCGAGAAAAGTGATGTCGGTGTCGGCGACCCACTCGGCTTGATCGGGCGCCGTGTCGGCCGCCCCCGCGCACCAGTATTTGGAAAGATACTCGTAGGCCATCGTCTCGCCCGCCGACGGCGTCGGGAGGATCAGGATGGCATCGCCCCTGATCCGAAACGCCTCGTAGACGATCGACGTCACGCGCCCCTTGTAGTCGGCGTACTCCTGCGCCGTGAGCGGCCCGGTCACGAGCCGCTTCGACGTGCGATTGTAGAACGTGCCGGGCACCAGCCTATCGAAATCCGCGGGTATGGCGCCCGTCTGCGACTCCTGCGCAACCGTCGTGAAGGTCTTTTCCTTCGTCAGCGCTTGCCACGCGTGCCGGCGCGCGAGGTCGCGGCCCTCTTGGTTCGCAAGGGCGAGCAGCTGCCTGACCTGCGGGTCGCTGCCGCCGACGATCGCCGACGGCCGCACCAGCCCGACCCGGTCACACACATCCTGCAGAAGCGCGAGCAGATTGGACAATGGCGACGGGCTCCGGATGATAGGTAAGCAGAGGTGTACGCCACTGGTCGTAAGCGGGGCCCATCGCGGCCCAAAGCCCAGGCAAGGTCATGGCCTCGGCGACAGGGCGGACGGTCGTCATGGTCTGGCGCTGGCCCGGCTGCCAATACTCGACCATCTCACGCGGGGCCGGCAAACACTCGCAGTCGTCGAGGTAAAACCGAGCCTCGAGCTGCGGAACCAGGATCACGGGGACGCTGCACATGGGATCGCTCCGGGTTGATCCCCCCGGAGCTACAACGCTCGTCACTTCAACCGCGTTGCGGCTCGCGCCGTTTCCCCAAGAACCGCCGCAAACGTGCGGACAAGAAACATCCGCGCGCTTGTTTGCTCGGTGCTAGACGCCGTGTTGATGGTCGGAGCTGGCCACGGGAACGTTGCCAAATATGCATCCAGCGCCCGCACGATTGCTTCGGCGTCCTTGTTTATGTCGTCCATCATGTCGGCGATTTAGTCCCTCAGATCATGCCGCTGCAGGCTCGGGCGTTCGTGGCGGACGGCCGCGGCGTCTCGGGCGCTCGGCGCCGTCCGCCTCCAGATCGGGCTCATCGGCGAGGAGCAACGCCTTCAACTCCTCCATCTCGGCGCGCATGGCCGCGATCTCGGCGTCCTTCTGGGCAAGATCGGCAGCGATCGCCGCGCTGCCCCGGCCGGCGAGGAACAGCTTGGCCTGCTCCTGCAGCCCGCGCAAGCCCGGCAGCTGCACGCGGCTGATGATGCTGTCCGTCGCGTGCGCCACGTCTTCGACCGTGCGGAGGCCGGCAGACTTGAGCACCTCGGCTTGCTCGGCGGTGACGCCGGCCCAAGCCGCAAGCGCGGTGCCGTTCACGGGGATGTCCTGGCCTTTCTTCCACGCCTCGTAGGCGGGGCCGATGACTTCCCAGCGCTCGCGCGCTTGGCGGAAGGCCGGGTTATCCGGGTCGCCGTCCTCGCGGACGCGGGAAAGGTGAGAGATCGGCGCCACCGTGGTCGCGCTCTGCGCTTTGCCGATGCCGCAATACTCGACCATGTCGACGCCAACGGTCTGACCGCCGCGCTGCTGGTACTTGGTGAAAAATCTCAGGATGCGGAAGGGTGCCGCCATCGTTGCCTCGCTCATGCGTTCGGCGGGGGCACGATCGCCCCCGCCGCTCTACTCACCAGGGGCAGTCGAGGAGCACAATCTTCGCGGAGGCATCGAGCGCCACAGCGCAAATGTGATCCGTCGTCGCCGCCGTGACATCGAGCGTGCCGTCCGTGGAGCCCGTCGGCGTGAGGGGATCGCCGTCGGCGCCAGCGGTCAGCGCGGTCGTAAGCGTCGCGGGGCCGGCGATCTGTATCCAGCAATACTCACCGTCACCGGGGGCCGATTGCAGCACGCCCGCGCCAACCTCGGCCGAGTCCGAAAGATCGGACGTCACGACCGTGGTGGCGCCCGCCGACGTGCCGCCTGGCGCGTAGTAGTACGCAAAGTTGCCGGCGACAGCGGCGACCGGGCCGGCGCCCGTGTCGTACTGGACGAACTTGTAGACCTTGCCGTCGTTCTCGAAGTGATCGCCGACCGACGGCGCCGTACCCTCGCGGAGCTGCGCAGCGGTCCACGTGCCCGTCAGCAGAGCACCAACAGAAAAAGGCATGTTGTTCTCCTATGATCAGGCGAGATCGTGAATGCGGCCCTGGAGGGACCGATTGCTCGTGCACATCGCGCCCATCCAGTAAATGGGCACGACGGTGGCGTCCTGATTGACCGGCACGCGCTCGTCGTCCTCGGTCCAGCGCGCCCTAGGGTGCTCCATCAGGTAGAGATATTTGGTGTTCAGGAAATAGACGAGCTCCGCCGTGGTGGCGAAGTTGGTGTTGTCGTCGAAGATGATCGAGCTGGTCTTGTACTTGAGCGTCTCGAAGCCGGCCGCGGCCATCTTCGCATCGGCGTAGCGCTGCAGGTCCTGCAGACCGCCCTCGTAGATCGAGTACAGATCGTGGCTCGACACGAGCAGGTCGGGCTTGTCGTTGCCGCGAGTCTGCGCCAGCCACTGCGTATTCATGGCGGTGCGCAGGTTGGCGTAGGTAACGGTGGTGCCGCCGCCGGCCGCGATCTCGTTGAACTTGTTCTTCCAGAAGGTGTAGGTGCCCGAGACGATGCCGCCCACCGTGCCGGTGCCGTCCGCCGTGATCAGGTGCTGGAGGCCCCCGATCTGATTGGCGAGCGCGCCGTCCGAGTAGAGGTCGACCGACATATTGTTCGCGGCCGTCGCCATGGCCACGTCGATGCGCGCCTTGACGAGGTTGATCATGCGCTCTTCGCTGTCGTTCATCCGAAGCTCGCGACCGCTCGCCGTGACGTGGATCGCCACTTGGCTCCAGTCGAACTTGGCCGCCGACAACACGTCCGAGGCGCCGACGTTCAGCACGTCGTAGCCCGAGTAGCGCTGATAGGTGGCGTTTTCCGAGTGCGACAGCGGGATCGCAATCTCGTAGCCGCCGCTCGCATCGGTCTTGATGTTCTCCCGCTCCTTCATCACGGTCAAAAGACCGTTGTTCTTCGTGACGTTGTCGACGACCTTGCGCTTGTGCTTGCGCATCGTCGTGGTGACCATTTCGGTAAAAGTCGAGTTCGGGCTCGGCATCGCCTAAGCTCCTATCGGTTGGCGTTCTTGCGCCAGATCGCCCTAAGATCGGCGTCGAGGTCATCCCCCGCACCGTTCGGACGCACGGCGCCTGCAACGTTGATCGCTCCGGCTTTTGCAGCGGCCTCGGCGGCCTTCTTGGCGGCCTCGACCCTTGCTCGCTCTGCGGTGTCGACATGGGCCTTAAGTCGCGCGTCCCGCGTCGATTGGACAACCCACGACGCGCGCTCGTACGCCTGAGCGAGCACGTCGGACGGCTCCATCTTCGGGTCATGCGCCTGCAGCGCCCGTATCTGCACGAAAAGCTCGTTCTGCACCTCCGGCGTCTTGATCTCCGGGTGTTTTTCCCCAAAGTCGCGCACGAGCTTTTCCATGGTGTCCAGGCGGGCGGCTTCCGTAGCGGCCTGTTGCTGTTCCGCGGTCTGCTCGTTCTGTGAGCGCAAGCGCTCATTTTCGTGCCGCAGCCGGACCACTTCGGGATCGGGCGTCGGCTGCGATGGGTCCCAAATCTCGCCGAGGTTCACGCCGTAGAGGTCGGCAAGCTGCTTGATCGTCTGGGCGGGATTGGTGTCGAGGGCGTGCGAGGCGGCGAGCACCTGGCGCAAGAACTGCGGCGCGGGCTTGCCGACGGCTTGCAGATAGCTGCTGAACTCGTCCAGCACCTGCTTGACCGGCTGCAGCCGGCCGAAATCTGACTTGACCGCGTGAAGCTCCTGCTCGCGGGCCGCGACCAGCGTCTGCGCTTCAGGCGGCAGCTTGTCCCACACCGCGCGCTGCTCGGCCGTCCACGTGGCGGGCGGGGCCGTCGCCGGCTTGGCTGCCGGCTCCTCGGGCTTGGCTTCGACCGCCGGCTTGACCTCCGGCGTAGCCGCTGCCGGCTCCTCGGGCTTGTCCTTTCCGACAAAGCGCCCGTTCTCGTCACGCTCGCGCGTCGCCTGCCGGTAGACCCGTGCCAGGTCCTCCTCAAGCGACGTTTCCTCGGCCGCTGGTGCCGCCTCCGCTGCCGGCGCGGCTGCCTCGGGCGCCGGGGCCGGCGCGCTCTCAGGCGCCGACGGGGAGGCGACGGGCTCGGCTGGGGCTGCTGTAGCGTTCAGGCTCATTCGTGTACCTCAATTTGCGGTCCCGCAACGCCCTGTTGTGGCGCTCGGCCTCGTTCTGGTCTTTGCAAATCTCGGCGTTGACCGGCATCTTGCGCTTGGCGGCGAAACGCTCGTTCTTCAGCCCGCGCGGCCGTTTTGGCGGATCGACCTCGATGCAGCCGTTGCGGGCCAAATCCTCGCGCCGCCAGGACCGCGACGTGATCCAACGGCCGTCGATGGGGCTCCGATACTCGGGCGTGTCCCGCATCACCATGGGGGACCTGACTTGGCTCACGTCGTGGGCCAATTCGTTGGGAGAAAGCATCGAGAAGCCATCGCGATCGACCATGCGGCCGTCGCGGAACCAGTAGCGCTGCCTCATGCCACAGCCCGCACGATTGCCGCGCCGATCAGCGCAATGCCTACCGACATGATTGTGACCGTCACCGCGAACGCGACCGCTTCGCTCATTCCGCCGCTCCCGCTTCTTCCGCCTTCGCCGCGCGCGCATCGGCGTCGGCCGCGCTTTTCTGCCGGCGGCCCTCGATGTCGATACCGCTCATCTCGCGCTTGGTCTTGATGTCGTAGACCTTGGCCTCGCGGTCGAGCTCCATCGCCTCCCGCTTCATGGCCATGTCGGCCTGAGCCTTTTGGAACTCAATCGCCGCTTTCTCGCGGGCAACCTCCAGGTCAACCATCTTCATCTCGCGGTCGATCGCCGCCATCTCGCGCTTGATCTGCATATCGGCTTGAGCCTTCGCCGCTTCGCGCTGGCCTTTCTCGGCCTCGGCTTGGGCTTGCATCTGAAACTTCTGCTGCTCCATCTGCGCCTGCATTTGCATGCGCTGCTGCTCGGCCTGGAGCTTCTGTTGCTCCGGGTCGGGCTTGGGCTCCTGCGGCTGTTGCGCCATCTGGACGAGCTTGTCGAGTGCGTCTTCGGCCGACTTGCCGAGCTTGAAGTTCCTCGCGAACGCCGCGTAGATTTCGACCAAGGCCGGCGTCGCGCCGGGCGCAAGCTCAAGCACCGACGCCATCGACTGCGCGTACTGAGCGGTGCCCTGCAAGAATAGCGTCATCTGCTCCTGGCTGCGCGCCACGTCGGCCCGGATGGTCGAGTCCGATTCGATGTCGATGCGGTAGCCGCGCAGAATGTCGTTGCGCAGAAGCTGCTCGACCTCCGGTGTGAGCTGCACGCCGGTCATCGCCGACAGGTTCTCTGCCGAGAAATGCCGGCACATGATTTCCGCCATCAAGCGGAACAAGTCACGGCAGAAGCGCGCGACCTTGGCCTGCCTGGTCGAGAGGCGTTGCGAGCCCGACTGCGCTTTGAGCTGCTGCGCGCCCAACGTCTCGCGCGGGTCGGTCGCGCCGCGCAGCACGTCGGACAGGCCGGTGATCTCGTAGATGATCTGCTTGATCTGGTCGCGCTGGACGTAGACCTGCTGCAGCGCCGCGACGATAGGCTCGATCGGCCAATGTGCGACGGCACGCTCCAGCCCGCCACCGCCTTGCGCGAACATGGTCGCGTCGTCGGCCGGCACATACTCTCCGTCGCTGCAGTCCTTGATCAGCTCCAACGCCGCCTTAAGCCGGCTGTCGACCATCCCGCGCACTTTGATCTGCCCGACTAGCGACGTGATGCGACGCTGAACCCGGTCAAGCTCCTCGATCTGCGGCTCGTAGATCGAATACGGGCAGATCGGCGTGATGTCCCGGCGACGGCGGAGCGACTGTAGCGGTTTGCCCGGAAAAAACTGCTCCAGTCCGAGCGGGTCGGGCTTCTCGGTGATCAACTCCTGCTTGTCCTGCGGCGTGACGAACAACACGCGGCGGCGCTTCCGGTCCCAGACCTCGTAGACCGGCAGCGTCTTCCACACGCCCGCCGACGCTTTCTCGCTCTTGTCGTCGTCGTTGCGGTCGGTGTCGTTGAAAGTCAAACGGTCGATGCGCTCCTTGCCGACGCCGAGCTTTTCGAGGTCGTCGCGGGTCAGGTCGTGCTCGAAATAGACCCACGGCACTTCGGACCATTGCCGGGCCGGGCCGTGCCCCCAGCGGTCCCACGGCACGTGTTCGCAGCGCACCACCTGCTTGCCGACGCTCGGATAGACCTCGCCCTTGCTGTCCTTCTGCTCGACCGTCTCGGGCTCGTAACGCACGCGCGCAAAGCCGCGGCCGGCGAGCTCGGAATCGCGCACGCTTTCGGAAACGGTCGCGTCAAAGTCGTAGGTGTCCGCCAAGTAAGACAGTGCCCGCTCGATCACGTCGACCGCAAGCTTGCCGACCGGATCGGCGTCTCCATAGCGGCGTCGCACATCGGGGATCGGCGTCGAATTGTAGAGCGCCGGGACCGTGACCTCGATGTTGCTATGGAGGATGTTGAACGCCGGCTGATCGTGCGTCGTGTCGTCGGACTGCGCTTCGTAGATCGCGACGGCCTTCTTCGCCTGCTCGCGCCAGTCCTTCTCGTCTTTCTTGGCGCGCTCGATGTGCTTCAGCCACAGCGCAGCCTCGCCGGTCCCGTGCTTGCGGGCTTCGGACTCGCTCTCGAACTCGCCGGCCGTGGGCGCAGGGTCAGCCATTCAGGCGCTTCGCTTTCGCTCGTTTCTTCGCTTCGATGATCTCGCGAACGCTCATGTTCGCGTGGATGCGGCCCGACGCGTCGGCCTCGAACACCAGTCGCTCGGGCTTCGGAGCGGGCTTCGGCGCGGCGAGCGTGCGCCAAGCCATGGCCATGTAGCGAAACGCGTCGGCGCAGTTATGAACAACGGCGCCATTGGCGAGGCAGAAATTCTCGACGCCCGGAACCGTCATGCACCACACGTCGGCCACCTCATCGAGTTTCGTTACGCTTTCGATACGCAGCGGCCTTACAGTTGGGGTGGCAATACTTTTGACTGTGGCCGCTCTTCCGAACAATCGCGTCGAACATCTTGCCGCAAGTTGGGCAAGGGATCGGCTCACGCTTCCACTTGGTCCATGACTTGGAACGCTGCGCGTGTCGGCGGTGCCAGAGTCGGCCTTCTTCGGAGCGGTGCCAATCTGCGGCTGCGTCCCGAGCTGATGACGTGAAGTGTTCGCGCCCTTCAGAAACTCGAATAGCCTCTCTCTTATGCCAGCCCAAAGAGACGTTCTCGCTTGCCGGGAGGCACTCCAAGTTGCCGAGGCGGTTGTTTGTGGTGTTCGAGTCGCGATGGTGGATGTGGCACCCACGAGGAATAGACCCGAAAGCGCGGCTCCACACGTCGCGATGAAGTCTCTTGCCGCCGCGCGATAGGTATCTGTCACCCGGCCATAAGCGGTAGAGGCCACCATCGAAATACTGCGTGATGGGGTCAAGCCAGACTGGATCACGGAACCCTTCTGGAGGGATGCCGCGGATTTCCATCCGCTTTCCGTCAAGAACATATGATCCGGCGTGCATTTCACCGTAAGCCCGCTGTCGAACCGCACCGCCACAACAGGGGCATTTTTCCTCGTGATCCGCGGGTTTCGATACGGCATCAAACCACATGACGTCAGAACCTCTCCTGTTTCGGCGAGGTCCATTATCCGACGCGTTCCGTAACGCGTCAACACTTCCGTGTCGCCCGTGAAGCAGTGGCTCGTCCAGTCGTGGCGCGGCTGGTTCTTGAACGCCTTCGTCTTCTCGTCGAACTCAGCCCGGTACTGCCGGAGCGCCTCAAGCCCCTGCTTGCACCTGACCGCGTCGAACCAAAACCGCGGGAACGACACCCGCGCGCCGTTGATGCCGTCCATAACCGTGTGTGACGGCACGAGCGCCACGTCCTGGCCCATGGTCTGCAGCGTCTCGACCCGTGTCCTGCCGGTGCCCAGCTCGCGCGCCTTGGCGTCGTGCGGCACCCAAAGCCGGCCGGCGTAGTTACGGGCCTTTAGCTCGCCGACGTAGTAGCTGAGCGGCTGCCCGTGGCTCTCAATGAAATCCACGACACGCACGCCGTCGGGCGCAATCTGCCAGCACCAGATCGCCGTGCTGTCGCCGATGCCAAGATCCCACGACGTGTGCACGGGCAGCATGGGGTCGCGCGGCACTTCGCCGATGCGGCCGGCGCGCTCGGCGTCCGCAACCTCCTTGCCAAAGTAGGCGCCAAGCACGGCCGAGTTGAAATTGCACTCGATCTCTTGCTCGTACTGCTCGGGCGTCATTTCCGCCCTGAGCGCGTCGAGCTCGCCGTCGTCAATGATGCCGCTGTCCGAGCCCCTCAGCATGAGGCTATACCAGTCGGCGCTCCGCTCGGCCCGCTCCCACACGGCGAAAAAGTCGTTGCGACCCTTCGGGGTGCCGATGAACGTGGCCCATCCCTTGCGGTCGGCAAGCATCGGGCGAATGACCTCGGGCCAAGCTGCCGGATGCATGTCGCCGTACTCGTCGAGGATGCAGCCGTCGAGATAGGCGCCACGCAAGCGGTCGTAGTTGTCGGCACCCGCGAGGCGCACGCGCGCCTTGTTGTGCCCGAACTCGACGTAAAGCTCGCTCTCGTTCAGCTTCACGCTTGGAATTGGCGCCGTGAACCGTTTGATGTAGAGCCAGGCCACGTCCTTCGCCTGGTTCCAGTGCGGCGCGATGTAGGCGAACCGCGCGTCGGTTTTCTTGGTTCGCAGCGCCTTGTCGACAAGGTCCATTACGCAGGCCACCGTCTTGCCGGCGCGGCGGTGCGCCACAATGCACGCCCACCGTTGCCGGCGCGCGTGGAAGTCGTAGAACTGCTCGCGAGGCCGATAGCCGAGGTCAATGACGTGGTGCTTCCGGCCGTTGATCGTCGCCGTCTGCATCTTGCTCCGTGGGTACGCCGGTCAATATGGCCATGGTCACGGGGTTCTCTGCGTCCCCGCTGTGCTGCACTGCCGCCAGCTTCGGGTGCATGTAGGGGGCGGCCTGGACGGCATGCAACACGGCTTTGTCGACGTCGCCCGCGTCCCATGCCTTGCGCATCGCCGTCATCATGACCTCGAGCGGCGAGATGCCCTCAGCAGCCGCTCGCGCCATCATCTCCTGCCGGTAGACGGTCGCCTTGCTGACCGAGCCCTTTTTGCGACCCGCTCCCGGCCTTTTTCCGCCACGCACGTTGATTTCCTTTGATACAGATTCAAATGTTTGAATGTGTTTGATTGATCAGGCGAGCGCCCTTGCCTCTTTGGTCTGCGCCCACTTGCGGAGCGTCTCGTCGAGAATGACGATGGACGTCGGCTTGGCGGGCGCGGGCGTTGCCACCGGAGGCGAGGCGACAGGAGCGGACACGCTATGATCGGGGGCCATGCGTGCTGTCACCTCAGCCTCCGGTGTCTCGGGCTTGCGGTCGGCCGGCGTTCCGAAAGCGACGTAGTAGCAGACCGGCGCGAGGAATGTGGTCACCAGGGCAATGAGCGCACCAATGGCGATCTGAGACCACGTCAGCGCTGCGGCGCCGGGCTCGAGCTCCAGTGTGGCGAGCTGCGACACGAACTTGGTCTGGCTGACGATCTTGCTCGACCGGAACTCGGACGTTGCGGCCGTCTGCGTTTTGGCGTCAATGGCGCGCTGTGTGGCCTCGATGCGCTTGCCGAGGTCGGACGCGCGCTCGGCGGTGGCGATGCGCTCCTCAAGCCCGGCCTTGTCCTTTTTCAGCGCCAGGCACTTCGGGCCGCAGCCGCCGCGGCGCTCCTCCTGCCGGATGGCCTCGTCCGTCGCCGTGACCTGGGCTTTGAGCCCATCGGGCGTGACCGTTGCTGCCCACGCGTGTTGGGCGGTGAGGTCGGCAAGCTGCTTGTGCAGCAGCTGGAGCATGTCGCGCTCGGACTGGAGCGTCTTACGGGTGTCGTCGTGGCGCACATTGACGACGCCGGTCTCCTCGGTGTCGCGGACGCGATGGCCGACGGTGTAGCCGAGGTGAGAAAAATACTCGACGGCCATGAATACCGCGCAGACGGTGCCGAGCACGGCGGCAGTCGGCCGGCGGCGATTGTGCCAGAGATGCGAGACCGCGGCGGGCAGGAAGGCGACGGCGACCGAAAGAAGCGCCAGCGTCGCGGCGTGTAGCGCGCTCATGGAGTAGCCGAAGGCCGCCGCCATCAGGCAGCCGGTCGCAAGGGCGGCGGTGCCGAGCCAGAGGTTGACGCGGCGCACGGTCTGCATGGTGGTCGGGATGTGCATGAGCCGCTCCTGTCGATCACCGGCTGACGACGTAGGCAAGTGCCGCGAGCGCTATCCCCGTCGACTGGTCGAGCGGGGGCGTGCGCCATGCGACAGCAATCCCCGCCATCGCCAATGCGGCCTTAGCCAGCATGGCGAGAGCGAAAATCACGAGGGCGAGAGATGCGAGACGGCGGACCCACGTCAGAGCGTGGGCGAGGATCGCGTCGGGTGTGATGGTGCCGCTCCGGGCGCAATAAGGGGCTTGGAGCCCGGTGGAGTTGGCCGGGCAGCGACTGCGAGATCAGATGGCGTCGGAAATACCAGTGCCGCTGGCGCAGATCGCCGGTCGCACGCGGGACCACGAATCACCCGATAGCTCAAATCGTGACACAAATCTACCGTGATTTAGCCCCGTCCACGACGGAACCGCCCGCCTCGTTGCGCGTTGTCTGATCGCAGGCCGGCGTGCGTCCCCCTCAGTCGTGCCGGCCAACGCATTCGCCCGCCGCTTCCCCAGCGGCGGGCGTTGTCATGCGGCTTCGACGATCTTCTTGTCCGCAGCCAGCTCGTGCAATTTGCCGAGCATCTCGACCTCGACGACGACGTGACCGCGCTCGATACGGCGGACCAGACCCTTAAGCGTCGCCATGTGGTTGAGGCTGACGCGGACACGGTCGCCCGGCTTGTATGTCTGCATGTCGGGGTGGGACGGCGCCGGCTGGCTCATGGCGGCGACGACGTCATACTCGCTCGCGGTGAGCGTCATGAGCCGATCGCCGATGCGCCGGGGCCCGCGCCATCCCTCGATCTGCCAGAGGGCTGGCCAGTGCCACGAGTCGATGCGGGCGAACACATAGCTCGCGATCACTGGCAGCTCGGCGTGAGACAGGCGACCGCGCGCGCGACGTGCTACAAACCGACGCGGCACCAGCGCGGGAATGTCCCGGCGCTGTAGATTGTCCTCGATGCGGAACTCGAGTCCAGACCTAACACCGATCACGTACCACGTCATAGAGGTCTCCCGTCAGGCGATGCGGCGGAAAACGGCCTTGTCATCGACGCACTTGTCGAATGTCCAGCGGCCGTGCCTTGCGAAAGCGCACCGCACAGCGTCGTTGAGCTTCCCGCGGGGGATGGTCACGCAGTCGCCGACCTTGAACACGCCGGCCGAAGGTGGCGTCTCTGAAACCTCGCCACGCGCCGGAGCGTGCAGCGCCTTAACTTTGGCGAGCAGCGACCCGGCGGACGCGATCGGGGCAACTGGCGTTGGCGCCGGTTCCGGCACGAACGCAACGACGACCTCGTCGAACGAGCTTCGATGCATCACGCCGCCATCGCTCTCGATGCGAGCGGTGAGGGCATTCCATAGAGCGTCGGTGGGGGTGGTCATGCGCGCTTCCCTTTCTTGACGGTGACGCGGCCGGGTGCTGCCTTCTTGACCGCCTCGACCTGGCGCTTGGCCTTCTTCTCGGCGCCGATGCGCTTCGATACCGAGGCGCGGGGCTTGGCCGGCTCGACCTTCGTCTTGCCGGTGGCGGTCTTCTTGAGCTTCGCTTTGCCGATACGTGCTGCCATGGGTGGTCCTTTCACGTTGGTTTCACGCTTTCAAGGTGTGTGGGTGCTCTCGCCTTCTGTTTGGCCGCTGGCGGTGGCAATTTGCGGGACTGGCGGGCTATCGCGATGAGCACGTCGCGAAATGCTGCCGGCGTCGCGTTGCGGATGCGCGTCTTGTCCTTGCCGCCGACCATGGCCGTCATGCCGATCCGGCGGGCCTTGGCGTAGCCGTAGCGGGCGAACGCCGTGGGGTGCAGTCGCTGCTCGCCGCGCGACCAATCGAGCTCCGGCAGTGTCTCGGCGTTGGCGAGCAGCCAAGTCGGCTTGCGGCTCATGTGGCCGTAGTGCCCCTGTTCGACGTAGCAGGTGTGCAGGTCGTCCACGCCAGCCCATTGCCAGCCGGCGTGACGTTTCGGCCGCGCCAGGCCAAACGCCGCCCATGCGTGACTGTCGGCCGGGTGCTCAAGCACGCCGCCCCACCGCCGCACGGCATCGAGCGCCGCGGCAAAGCAGCCGCCGTCGTCGCCGAGCTTGTACTGATGCGGCTTGCGGGTGCTGCCGTGCCAGAACCTGCCCCATCGCTGGCATGGCGGATGCGCCACCACGGGCCACGGGCCGGCGTAGCGTCGTGCATCGCGGGGCTCATCCCACGGGTCGACGCCGTCAAGCCCGAAATAGGCACCATCCGTCTCGACGTAGAGCGCTGCGATCATCGAGGGGCCTCTTCCGTCTCGGCCTTTGGCCGCTTGGGCTGGCGGGCTATCTGGTCGAAGAGCTTGGTCAGCACCTTGCGGGGTATCGGCACCTTGGTGGCGCCGGCGGCTCGGCTGAGCGCTATCGCGGCGCGCATCTCGGCGATGGTCATGCTTTGCGCCTCCCCACCCTGACCATGATCTCTCGGGCCTGATCGGATTTGAGGCCGGTCGCCTTGACGATCTGTGATTGCAGCTTGCCTTCGCGGGCCATTTCCGTGGCGAGCTTGAGCCGCTGGCGGTCGGTCATCTGCGATGCTTCGGTCATGGCGTCCCCAATAGGCTGAGCTGCTCGGCTTTCGGTGCCGGCGGCGAGACGAATAGGTCCGGCTGCTTGTAGGCGTCCGCGATGCGGC